CTTGCATCGTACTTAGTCATTACAAGACGTGCTAGACGGTATACCTGTGTTGAAGCATCTGGCGCAGTTACATCAAATACATCATCCTTGAACATAGGAGCGATGTTGAACTTAGCCTTAAACTTATCTAAACGCTCACCAATTGCTCTGGATGATAGTCGAAGAACGCCTTTGATATCTTGAGATGCTTTTACCTTTTCACCAAGAAGTGTGGCATCTTCTGTAAGTGTCTTACGGATTCCATCTGTATCTGGTAGTTGACCGTATAGATCATCTATAATTCTAGGAGCAAAGCGGTCAATGTTAATGACCCTATCTGCACCAGTAACGATTGCTATACGTGTCTTACGTGCTTTATCTAAACGTGGAAGGATGACGCGCTTGCGTCCGATAGAACCTTTTAACAGTCCAACAGATTCTTCTGTGTTTAACAGGAAAGCCTTTGCAGAATTTGCATCTACTATGTCAGCCTTTTGGAATACTCTGATTACTTCTGGACCAAATTCAGGTGCAAGAACTTTAAGAGCATCGCGTGCTTCTACTAATTCTTTACCTTTGGCGTTAGAGTTTTGTAATCCTGTGTACTTAGCAAGAGCTGATCCATACTGATCCCAAAACGCTGCAGCTTTAGGATTAGCAAAATACTCTACTACCTTCTCGCCCTTAGTAATAACGTCAAGTGAATACTTGCCCACTACATATAGAGAACGTAACTTTGATGCAACAACAAGTGGATCTGCAAACAAACGGTAGGCAGCATCTGTAGTTCCAGACACTAGGCCGTAAACTAGGCCATTCTTCTCAAGTGCCTCAGGAAGGATTCTGTTAGCAAGTTGACGACCTGGAGAGAACTTTGCTCTGTCAACCTCTGCAAGAGTGTCGTTGAATAGTTCACGTGCTGCTTCAACATCATTTACATTGGCAACAGTTTTATTACGTGGGTCTGCCAACATAATGTACTTTTGTTGCTCAGGTGTAGCAGTTGCAAATATCTTTGATACGTCTTCGCCAGCCTTGATACGCATAGCGATATCTACCGCATCGCGCCCATACTTTGCTCTAGCGTCTTCGATGCGTCCTTCGTTAAATACTTTGTCGCCTTTGTCGTTTGCTTTATCCCAAGCAAAGCCAACTTCGCCTTCTGATAGTGGAATTGCGACAGCACGATAGGCTCGTGTCATTAAATCAGATGCTTCGATAACACCCTTAAAGGCAAGAGTTACAGGGTTATAGTTAGCAGCATAATGCCAAGCACTTCCAAGCCAACCACGAGATGGCTTAGTAGCGGGATCTTCTACACCGTACTTCTTAACAAGGTCTGATTGTTGGTCAGGAGGCAATGCAGCATATTTAGCTGCAGCTACCTCTTTAGGAAGGTTAGATAGTTCTCTGTGTACAAAAAGAGATTTAACTAAATCATCAACTTGTTTTTTTTGCTCACCTTTAAGGTTAGCAGCTAACGCTGCTGCTTTAAGATTATCACTCATTAGTTACCCTGCGCTAGTGCTTCTTGATACAATACTGCAACCTCTCCAGTTGTATCATATGGAAGCATTGCTGCTAAGGAGTCTGAAAGTTTAATCATATTTTTTTGCATCATTAAAGCGCTAGATCCTGGACCTGCGCCCATATCAATACCTGATGTAATTGGTTCATTAGGACGTTGTGATGGTGCGTATAATTCTGTTACTGGTCCTTGTGTTGCAGCATCGCGTACATCGCCTGCACGAGCAGGGCGAGTATCTGCAGTCTTAGCTAGCGGAGCGCCAGACTTAATAGCCTGTGTTTCAACGCCTTCACCGTATGCTGTGGAACCTAGTTCCAACTTATCTGTACGTGTAGAGAACTTACCTGGGCCTGCTGGTCCAGCCAGTGGATTCATCATACTCACTGTTTGTCCTCCTCTAATTTTTCTAAGTCTGTTGCCATATCTTCCCAAGCCCTGTTGGTCTGAGTAAGATGATTTGATTGATAAATTGCTAACTCCATTAGTTCACCTGTTAAGGTTTCTATTGATGAAGCTATGTTGTGTATAAAGCCTACACCTACAACAACAAGATCGAGAAAGCGTACTGGACGAGGAATGTATCTATCATCTTTCATCGCCCAGTACACCTCTCATTAAAAAGTTATTATCCCTTTTTTACTGCGTTGCCACGACGGCCTGCTGGCATCATTGATGGAACTACCTTGCCACCTTTTGGCTTAGATGTGTCCTTCTTGCCTTCGACGGCCTTTGACATTGGCGCTGCTGCGCGAGATCCCTTGTTCATATTTACACCTCCTCTGCTTAAGCTGCGCCGGTGATACCAGCGAGTAATTGGGCTATATCGGGTCTTTGACCAGCAGCAGGGGCCATACCACCTTGTTCTTGTGGAGGTTGCGCTGAGGCTGGGGCGGGGGCCGCTCCTGCTGCTGGAAGTTGTTGTTCCATACCTGGTGCCATTGGTGGCATCTCTGGGGCTGGAGGTGGTGGTTCTGGTGTAAATGCTTTTTCGATTGTGCTCTCTAGCGATTGGCCCTTTTGCCGACCTTGGATAACAGACGCAATGCGGGTGATAATCTCACTAGGGTCTTGGCCTTGCGCTGCAAGGGCCGGAATGGCTTGAGCATACTGAGCAACAGCCACGCGCAAAGAATCGCGCATTTCTTCGATATCAACACGTTGTTCCTCCTGCGTAACATTCAAGTCCATTGGAATCTCACGACGTACATAGTCACGAGATACGAGCTTGTCTGAACGCATTTGTAGTAAAGCAATGATGGCACGGTTTGGATCCATACCAGACATAATTCCGTAGCGTACATCTACGCCGTACTCACCCTTAATGTCACGAGATGGTGTGTACTTGAGAACGTAAGGTGTTCCGTCATCTGTTCCCTTGATGGTCTTTGGAATACCACCAAATACTTTCTCATCTGCTTCAAAGCATACTGAAATAAGTTCTTGGAACATACGAGCAAACTGTGCTTGTGCTGATTTGATCTGTGTATCAAAGCCAGCCTGTAGTGCTTGTACACCACGACCAGTAACTACTGATGCGCTGATATCTCCTGAACGAGATTCAGGGTAACGAGCACCAAGTCGTAGTTCACGCTCTAGTACGCCTGATTCTGTAAAGACTCCAGGTGGTAGTTCCAAAGGAACACGACGAATACCTTGTGGGTTAGCAGAACGCATAATTGAATCTGGACCAAGAGCAAGTTCTTGCACATCCTGTGGGATAGCAATAGGTGCCTGGATAGATTTTTCTGCTGCTTGGATCTGCAATACTGCAAAGCGAGCACGAGCAAGCTGTACAGATAGAACATCATCAAACTGTCCACGTGCTTCTCCGTCAAGAGATGAACGCATTACGACAGATGCCATAGGCTTGTTCAAGATGTTAGGTGTACGTGATAGAACTAAGTTCTTACGTTCTGGTAAGTACAGTAGATCCTGGTCCTTATCGTGGTACTTGACCATTGAGATATAAGGAGAAGATAGAGCGTACTGGTTTTTACCTAGGATTATGTCGTAATACTCTGGGTATTGTGCCGCTAGTGTCTCTGCATCGGTAACGATGACTTGAGTAACAGACATAACACGACCATAACGATCTAACTCTGGGTAAGTACCGAATGGGTTGAGCATACGGATACGAGGGTTGTTGTCCTCAAAGTCCATCTCAACCATACCGATACCAAGACCATAGGTGTTATACCAGTCTGCTGCTGTGTACATCTGCAGTTGTAGGTCAGAGTTTGTTACATAAAAGTTTGCAATACGAGTTCTAGTATCTGCTGCCTTGCGTGCTGCATCTGAAACCATATTGGTTGCTGAGCAGTTAAAGGATGGCAGTGGTGCCATTGCTTCTGCTAAGTCACGTGCTGCTACGTCAATGAAGTTTGCAACCAGAGGCTTTGGATAATCCTCTGAAAACATTGCAGGGTATACCTTAGAGATATCTCCCTGACGCACCGAAAGCACATCACGCATACGTTGATCTCGCGCTGATGAGCGAGTACGTAAGCGTGCTAGCTTAGCGTCAACTTCTTTGACTGATAACAATTGTTTTCCTTACTTCTTCTTTTTGTATAAACCTGGGTACTTTTTGTCAATGGCCTTCTTAGCGCCAACTTCTGCCTTCTTAACTCCAGATGGTGACACACGTCGTTGCAGTGCATCAATTGCTGCTTGTCCTGTAAGTGGCATAAGTTTTCTTGTACTAGGCTTAGCTCCTTGGATCTTAGGCATCGGAGTCTTAACACTCTTTGATGGTGCGCGAGAAACTGTAGGCTTCTTAATCCCAGACTTCTTCATATTTGCCATTAGCGGTTCA